ACAGCCGAAGTGTTCCATCAGCGTCTTGTCCTTCATGCTCGGATCCTTCATTCCGGCAAGAACGATCAGCTTGTTCGCCTTGTATCCCTTCGCAGCATCAATATTGCCGTGCTTATCCATTACATCGCCGATCAGATCCGCATACCGCCGTGCCGGGACTGCTTCCAGCTCCACCACGAACGGCTCACCAGACTCCTTGGAAAGTCTTGTGATTTCAAGCTGTGCCTTCGGCTTTTCCTTCAGCTTCCCGGCATCCAGTTTCATGAGAATATCTACAGTGTTCATTTTTTGCCTCCCTGCGAAAAGCGGCCCCAGCTGATGCCGGAGCCGCGCGTATAGTTGCTGTTGTTTACAGCGCCATGTTCTTCAGTTCCCAGTCGCTGAAGGTGAAGGAGTAGGACTCCTCACCCAGAGAGCCGTGCTCCCAGTCAGCCAGGGTGATCTTTTCGAACTTGACGTGCTTCACCGCGATCCTCTGCTCGCCGATCCCGTTCGGATCCAGCACAGAGGACTCGATAGTGATGTCCGGGATCTTCCCGCTCCGGATGTCCCCGGAGATCTTGTTGGTGACATAGTCGGATACCTTGTGGAGAGTGATCTCGCCCTCTCCGGAGATCCCGGTCACCTTCTTTCCGTTCATCAGCGTCCTGAGCATGGTCACATCATCATAGTTGATGGTGACTTCCGCCCGGAACTTCGTGCACTCAGCGAGCAGCTCGCCGTCCACCCAGACCTGACCCCAGTTCCCCAGCCAGACCTGTTCCTCAGCAAATCCCTGCATATTCGTTCCTCCTTAGAAGTAGATATCGATGTTGATGTCTTCGAGGGCATCCAGCATGGAGATGGTGCAGCGCAGGAAGACCTGGGAGCCGGTGTTTGCCATCTTGATCTGGAGCTCGGTAGCGTCCTCGATGTTGATGGTCTCGCCGTCAAGGACAAAGGTGCCGCCGTGAGACTTGATGTAATTCCTCTGCGCCGGAACATCGATCTCGCAGTAGCCGGACGCAAGGATGCCGTCGCGGACCAGAATGTCGAAGTAACCGTTGATGGCAGTGGTCAGAAGGCACTTGTTGTCGTAAGAGTTATTGTACTTGCCGACATAGTTGTCTTCTGCCGTCTTCCGGATGTCGGTGCGGATCAGATCCATCGTCTCGACCAGCTTGATCTTTTTATAGCTCGATCCCTTGGAATCGCTGGTCGTAGTCAGGCTGTTCACGCCGCGGACGATCTTCACCTTTTCGCCGTCCCACATCAGGCAGAGCTGGCCGGCGTCGACTGCCGTGTCGGTCTGAGCCGCGGTACGGCTGGTGGTGATTCCGGTCGCCTCCGGGATCGGCGCGTAAGTGCAGGACATAGACCACGGAGTGCCTGCGATGATACCGGCGATGCGGCAGCACGCCTCTGCTGCCGTGTAGGTGGTCGACCCTTCCTTGTAGCCTTCGATCAGGTTGATAATGCCTTCATGGTCAGCGGTCGTGTTGGGCAGGATTGCCTTATACTTTTTAAACTTGTTATCTCTCTGGGACTTGATCCAGGTGGCCAGTGCAGACGCTTCCGTACTGGTCGCTTCCGGCATGATCAGGTAGTCCCAGTCATAGTTCTCCAGCTGAGCCTCAGCAAGGACCAGATCATCCGCCATATCGGAATCGCCCTCGATCAGGACGGCGATGATCTTCTTCGGCGGGTGCTGGTAGCCTTTCAGTACCTGGTTGATGTATCCCTTGTTCGTGCTGGAATAGCCTGCCGGGATATCGGCAGCGTCAATGATCTGCGTCACTACGGCAGTAGCTGCCGTTCCGCCGCAGAGGATCATCGCCACGATGCCCTTGTCGCCCTTGTTGATAGCGGCGATGGCCTGCTCTTTAAACGCAATGTTAATGCTAGGTGCGCCCATAGCTTATGCCTCCGTTTCGGTGTAATTAATGTCGACGTGTTCCATAAGATCCGTATCGTCCGCCACTGCGATCAGTTCGACCGCATCGTGGAAGTTGATCGTGATCTGCAGCATGTCCTGATTCTCTCCTATCCAGGAGTAGCTGACGTTGCGGACATTCACCCGCGTCCGCTGCCCCTGGAAGACCCTGACAGCCGGCATGAAAGCGGAGCAGATGCTCTCATACTTCGCCAGACAGTCAGCCTCGCTGTGCGTTACCTCGAAATAAGTGATCACATAAGCAAAGCTGAACCGCTGGACGCGTGCACTTTCTGATGTCCGTCCCCTGCTCAGGATCTCAACGAAAAAGGACGGCCTCTGGTAGCCATCCACAGTGTCGTTGTCATATACAGGCATGTTTGGGAATGCCGCCCGGAGGACACCGGTGCAGGCCTTTTTAACATCTGAGACCGTATATCTCACAGGTTTTCCTCCTTCAGCGTTTTATCAATGAATTTTGCGATGTGCCCGGAAAAGATGCCGTTGTCCCATTCTTCACGGGTATCCTGGGCGCAGTGTCTCGGCCTCGCGTTTCCGAGATATTTCAGCTTCGGGCTCTTCCCCTTGCGGCGTCCTTTCCGCTTACTGCGGTCCAGTTTTCCGCTGTGGAATGCCGCTGCCATATTCGGATCCGCGAGCACCCTGTGCCCGTTCTCGATCAGATGCCAGTGCGGCGCGGTGTTTGTGATCTCGACCGCCACCATCTCGGCACCGGCCATACCACCGAAGGATCTGGATCTCTTCCAGCTCTTTGTAAGCGGTCTTTTACCGGTGTCCGGGTGGTTTACTGCACCGCGGAGCTTCTCGTTGACGTCCTTTGTCCAGGCTCCCGCAAGGTGGTAGACTTCCGTCTCGGCCTTGTCCGGGTACTTGGACACGACCTTCTGGAGATCCTCGCGGAATTCATCCAATCCCATGAATTTAAACTCAACTCCCGCCATCGTTCTCCTCCGGCTCCGTATGCTCCGGCGCGTCGGTGTCCTTCGACTCGGTGCAGTAGATCTCCATGTACACCCCGGCTTCCATCAGGTTGATGATGGAATTGATCTCGAACTGCCGGCCATTGAACACGAGGACGTGTTTTTCCGTCAGTCCTGGATAATACCGGATGGTGACCTTAAACTGGAGCTCGTTCTCTTCCCGGTAATATTCCAGGAATTCCTTGCCCCGCGTCGGACGGATCTCCGCCCAGACTTCCGCGATCTCCGCGAGTTCAGACCGGACAGCCCCGAGAGGGGTCTCCACGTTCTGATACCCGAAGATCTTCACCCTCTTGTTGAGCCGTCCGGGGTTGATCCCTTTAACGAACTGAGCCATGTTCAGCCCTCCTCGTCAGGAATCAGTCCGGTCTGCAACTGCAGGATAATGGACTGGTACATGTACTGCTGCCGCTTTCTCTGCTGGATGTCCATCTGCATCAGCTCCCGGTTCTCGTAAAAATCCTGGGTGATGGCATACAAGAGCATCATGGCAGTCGGATTCGTCTCGTCCATCTCCCCGACAGCTTCGACGACATACCGCCATGCCGCCTGCAGGCACATGAAAACGGCGGCATCGTCATAATCCCCGTCGATCCTCAGATAGTTCTTGACGCCGTCAAGGGCATGTGCCTCCTGTACTGCGCTCAATGTTGAGCTTACCGCCGTTTCAAGTGTCATGTGATGCCTCCGTCATTCAAGTGTCATCATCAGAGGCCGCTTCTTCCTGGGCCGCGAGGAATTCAGTGATAATGGCTGCCTTTTCGGTCTCAGTGATCGTGTAGCCTTTATCCTCCGCGATAAGCAGGATCGCCTCGACAGTCAGCGCTTCCAGTTCAGTCTGGGAATAGTCGCCGCTCTCATCAGCATCTGCCGCCTCCTCTACAGCCGCTGTCTGGGCCGCGAGGAATTCCGTGATGATGTTTGCCTTAGTGGTCTGCGTGATGGTATATCCCTTTTCCTTTGCCAGCGCTTTGATCTTCGCGATCGTCAGCGCGTTAAGCTCGGTCTGCGTAAGCAGTCCGCTCTCATCGTCATCTGCCTCCGCCTCGATCGCGGCAGCCTGACCGTCAAGAATGTCTGCTACCAGCTCTTCTTTTGTCTCGCCCGTGGTGTCGTAATTAAGCTCCTCCGCCAACGCCTGGAGCACCCGGACAGGCTGCGCGTTCAACTCGTCCTCCGAGTAGACGCCGTCACTGTCAGCGTCGACGGTCAGGATTTTTTTACGCAGAGCTTCACGAACGCACCGGAGTCACGCACAACGGCGTTGAACCGCATGATGCCCCTGAACAGGGTCAGGTCGGACTCGAAAGCGGACAGCGTGGTGGTCGCATTGTCAACAGTCACGTTGATGGAAGCGGTGTTGCTGGTCAGGATGGAAAGCTCCTGACGATCGAAGAACGCGATGCCTTCCTTCAGATCGCCGACCACGAACGGCATGTAGGTGCCGGCATTGTCGCCGGATGCCACGACAGTGGACGGGAATACGGCGTTCGGAACAACCACGACGGGGACAAGTCTCGCGCCGACTGCCAGAGTGTACGGAGTGGGAGCTGTCTGATCCTTCGCGGGTTTCAGGAGGTACTCGTTGGAGTTTGCGCCGACTTTCAGCGTATCAAGGAAGTTGAAACCGTCGTCGTTGGTGATGACGGCCGCGCCCTCTGCATAAGCCTGACCGAGCGTCACGTTCAGTGCGTTCTTGATGCCGTCGATCGGTGCAGAGGTGATCGCCGTGCCGGTGGAGCCGGGATCGATCAGGGAAACGATAGCGGCGTTCTCAGTCGCGACACCTTCGTCACCGAGCCAGGAGATCAGAACCTGGGAGATGTTCGCATCGGAATCAGCGAGCAGTTCGTCAGTAACAGGCAGAATTCCCGCATACTTCGCGATAGTGTAGGAAAGCTGGCTGAATGTGGGAGTGGACTTCTGACCGATCGCCGCGCCCTCGTTCACGGCGCTGAAGCCGGTGTGGGATGCTTTCACCTGGAAGACTCTCTTGCCGGTGTAGGTGGTGACATTCTCAACACGGACCAGCTTCTTCATGGAGAACTTAGCCTCTTTGTACTTGTTGATCCGGGTGAGGATGTCCTGCGGAACGGTATAGCCGCCGGCGGATCCGGTGCCTTCGTTCGCGGTATTTCTGAAACGATTCCTGGCCGCGCTGGCGAAATCGTGGATCGCATCGGTCGCGACCGGCTTCACGGCTGCCACGGGTTCGGCATCCATAACTTCCTCGAACATATTGAATTTATTCTGCATTGCGTCAAGTTCCTCCTTCTTTGCTTTTGCCTCATCCAGCTTGTCAGCTGCGATCAGGTCCTGGATTTCGTGCTTCTTTGCATTGATTTCGGACAGCATGGTCTGCAGTCTCTTGTCCATGATGTTTCTCCTTTACTTTGTGCCGTAATTGGCAAGACTGTTTAAAAGTTCCTGTTTCTCTGCCTCGCGGGCTTCCTTGTCCCGCATGGCTTTCTGATACTGTGCGATCATTTCCGGAGTGACCCGGAGACATCCCGCTGCCGCTGCCTTCGCTTCCGCCGGGGCTGTGATCCCGTCCACGAAGCCAAGCTCAAGGGCGCGTTCTGCTGTCAGCCAGGTCTCCTTTTCCATCATCCGCAGGACTTCATCCTTCGGTCTTCCGGTCTTCTCGACATACGCAGACGCCAGTGCGTCATCCCACCGGCGGAGCGTATCGGCTTCCTTTTCCAGTGCTTTATGATTGCCGTAGATCCCGGTCGAGACATTGTGGATCATGATCATGCCCACCGGACTGATCGTACAGTGCCCCGCCATCGCGATGATGCTCGCCGCAGACGCCGCGATGGATTCGATCTCGATCTCCACATCAGACCGCGCCCGCAGGATGGAATAGATCTCCTGTCCTGCGATCGCATCGCCGCCGCCGGAGTTGATCTTCACCTCAGGCTTTTCGCCTTCCGGCATCGTCTCCAGCTGGCCGCGCACATCCGCAGGGCATGTTGCCTCGATGTCGAACCAGTCATAGACCATCTTCAGGTCGTTGCTGATAATGTCACCGTTAATCCTGATTACCATTTTCGCCGCTACCTCCTTCCTGTGAGATTCCGTAAGCTGCACCGACTGCCGTGAGCGGGATGTAGTTCCCGTTCACGATCAGCTGATCACC